CTATAATATATGCATTATTCATTTTATCATAATGAGCATTTGCTATAGAACTTATATTTTGGCCATTAGGATGCCATTGATAACCATGTTTAATTAAACCTTTGTGACAGTAACGTGAAAATTCACCCTGAGTACTATCATATTGTGTAGCATCATTTGAAGTCATGGTTTTATGTTTATTTAAGGCATGAAATAATGGTTCCATGGTTTGATTTAAAATCATTCCAGATCCGGTACCAGTTGTTTGCCATGTTACTCTTTTGGTTCTTTCTAAAAATACTATTTGATCTAACCAGTAACTTAAAATGTCTTGAGAAACAACAGTGCGGACATTTTTTTCTTTGGCTGTGATTTTTGCCTGTGGTACTACTTGTGCTTTAACAAATGCATGATAAAATTGATTAGGATAAGTGCCTTTTTTCATATTATCTATGGCTTGATCAGTAATTACTGATTCCCAACCATCTTCAAACATTAATTTTCTTGTTCTATAGGCACTTAAAAATGGTAATCCAGGACTATATCCAGTTCTTCTTGTTCCTCTATCTATATAATCATAGTCTAGATAGAATTTAATTAAACGAGGATCAGTAACTTGAACTTTATCAAATTGTTCTGGATATTTTTCTACGATTGCTTTAATAACATCATTAGCTAAATCTTCTTCTTCTTCAGGCATGGTTCTAAAATTTGGAACATAGCGATCAATTGACCAATCTATTCTTTCCCTTTCTATTTGTGATAGTATGACTGCGTCACCTCCCTGTTCAACTTTTGAAATATTTTTATAAATATCTAATCTTTTTTGAAGATCTGAATCAATTGCATAATTATCCTCTATTACATCTTGATTATTATTTAAATTATTGATGTTATTTTTGTCTTGATCACTAGTCATGACATTTTGAAATATTGCTTCTTCTAACGACATATTAGGTTGGATTACGTTAATTTTTCTATAAGGTTCATTATTTAATGGTTTAGGAGGATCTTTCCAATATTTTTTTTGATAATTTTTTTCTAATTCATCTATACGATTTTGATAATCAGAGATAAAATCTGTTCGTAACTGAGGTTCTGAATGTGATATTTCATGAAGTAATTGATTTTTAAGAGATAAGGGTTTTATATTAAATAGATTACTAGCGGCCCATACCGCCTTTATTCTTAATGATTTTTTTTGATCAAAAATACAATCAATTAATTCGAAAATAATTAATGTAAATTCTATCCATATACACATGAGGTAATTGTAAAGGATTTCTCCTATTTTCGCGAGATTTTGAAATAAATTTTTTAAATAATTGATTGTTTTGATTTCTTTATCAAATACCCAATTATATAAATCAGATAATCCAGGAATTAATGAAAAAAATTTTCTTAAAAATAAGTGAATTTTTGTTATGATTTTAACATAGGTTGGACATAATGGATTTTTTAATGATAAATAAGGAGGAGGATTCTGTTGAACTTCATTATAGAGTTTCATTTTAATTGATTTATTTTCTCTACATTTATATATTGCACTTATTGCTGCATGTTTAAGATCTTCTCTTGATAGACTACCCTTAATGAATATTGCTTCTTCATTTTTAATTTTTAATTGCATGTTTTTTTTAAATTTATAATATGAATTGACTTTTAAAATTTTTTTTTCATTTGGGTCATAATCTGCGGAATTTTCATATAGAGCTATAAGGGCTAATGCGTCTTTGGCTAATTGATCATTCTCATACTCTATTTGATCATTATTTTTTTTTTCTATAATGTTAATTGATTTATGAATTTTTTTTAACCAATCTTTAGTATTTTGTTTATAATGCATCATATTATCTGTAAATTTTGTGCAATTTTTTTTTTCCTGTGTATTGCAAAAATTTGTGCAATGTTCACATTCATTTATATTATTAATATCATCTTGTAAACCACAACAAAGACAAAAGAGTATTTTTTCATTGGTAGTTAATTCATTTGATAATGTATGTATCAATTTTGTTCGCAATGGTTCTGGTAATTCATCTGATTGTTGATAAATAGTATCGATAATTATTTGATCTTTAGTTTGATTTATATCAGTTTGATCACTAGTCAAACTATTTTTAATCATTTTTTTTTTTTCTTCTACCAGGTTGAGAAATTCATTCGTGTTAATTAAATTTTTATATAATGTGATTTCTTTTTCTTCATCTAATGATATATCATCAATTTGTCCCAATATTGGCATGTTGATATAATTCCATATATTAGCATCTTTTGGTTTTCCGGGTAAAAACCATTGACTGGCCATCCATGATATTAATAGAAATTGACCTATTAATATTGAGATTATGACTGGTATTAGCAACAATACATGATTTTGATAAGTTGCTTTGAGAATATATACCTGACAATTAGTAACAGGACCATAAAAACCCTGTTCACCCAATAATTTTTGTAATTTTTTCACATCTATATTAAAAGGAAGATCAAAGGCAAAAGTATCATTGAATCTTGATAATGGTTCACCGGTTTTTGGATCTTTAGTGTGTTTTACAAAGTGAAAAGGTGACCAGATTCCTATGTGAGAATTAATGAATTTTCCTTCATATCTTTCATTTAAATATGTATCATATATTGATAAATGTCCAGGTATTTGGTAGTTTTTAACAGTATCATTCCAGTGCCACTGAATATAATATCTGTTATGACCGCCATTAGTAATTATTTTCATATTCTCTCTAAATAAAAATGCTATATCTTCAGCGATCTGATATCTCAAATATAGAAGTATAT